CAGGACAACATTAAACAATTATTGTTTAGATAAAATCTTTCTGTCCAAACAACAATTCAGTGTGCTTTAATTTCTCTTTTCATTAAACTTAAAGAATCTATTTGCTATATTCTTTCCACAGCATGTTTGTTATACTTAATAAAGCAGGATTCTCATCACTCATTTTAGATAACATCTTTTGTATATTCAAGACTTCTCTCATGCTTCTTTTTTTACTCAATTTATCAAGAACTTGCTTCTTTGTTGTGAGGTCAGGCAAAAAACCAAAGGAAATTTCACTTCCTCTCTTCACAAATATTGTATTCCATGCATTGGCATAATTAATATGTCTTTCACTTGTGAAACTTAATCTACTTTCACCATTTATGTGTAAACATAATTTCTCAACTGACCCAAATAATTCAATGAACTGCAGTTCAACCAAATCTGTTAGTTTTGTGTATTTTAATGGATCAATTTTGGAATCCTCATTGACCACAGAATAATCTTGGAAGAATTCCTCCTCCTTGAAATCATCAAGAATTATCTCCTCAACTCTCAATGCAAAGGCATTTATGTCTTTCAAAGATTTAACTGCCCCTTCTTTCAGATCAACAACCATTTTTATCACTTCATTATTCTTCTTTTCTATGAAAGACATTGCAAAAGAAAAAGGGTCAAAATTGTCTTCCTTAACAATTTCAATTAAAGTGGATTTTTCAAATTTGTTACTGAAGATATTTGGGCATCTTGCTTTAAAAATTCTCTTTAATAATATGAAGGTTTTTTGTCTGAAAATTAAACTTGATAAGATCTTTTTATCTGTTTCTCTTAGTGAGTAATTCTCAAGTATCTTTTTCCATTGTGACTCATCTAGAATCTCTTTTATTTTATTTTGTCCTTCTGGTCCATAAGCAATTTTACTCATTTTATTATTTAAGTCAAATAATTCATTGTAAATTGAACTAATCGACACCCAAAAAATATCAGGTGCAATTGGCTTATTCCTTAAGAAATCACTGTACAAAGGAGTGATAGTATTTGATCCAGGGAGATTATTCATCAACTTCATGTAAATAAAATCTGGGAGTATTTGATTGTAGTCTAACTTCTTGTCTTTCAGACTGATAGCAAGTGCAGATCCACCAAAATTCCTCTTGTTTTCATCAGACCATACAAGTTGTATTGAGTATTCAGTTAAACTTAATGTGAAATTATCACTTCCAACTTTTTCTTTCATTATGTCTTCATTTTGGTAAATGTTTGCCATTGTCCAATCTCGCTTTCCTTCTATCAATTTGAATGCTTTTAATCCAAAGTCTTTTTTGAATTGGCCAATCCTTTCTAAATTCGGGATCCTGCTTCGTGTACTGTAATTTAAGTCTCCTGTTGTGGTAATCTGCATTTCAACAAATAAATTTATGATTGTTTTCCAGTTTCTTGCTAATCGTCTGTAGTTAAGTGTCTCAATTGCTTGGACCTGATTATCGAAAACATGAATTTTAAAAGGATCGCCATCAATAAAAACTTTTGCCCTACCATAACCAATCCAATTTCCTTTTGATTTTGTCTGAACAATTTCCCAATTCATAATAACGCCCTCTTTTGCATCTTTCATCTCTCTGATTAGTATATCATCTCTTGAAGAAAAAGGACTTCTGAAATAGTATTGAAGTAAAGCAATAGACTTTGTTGTTTTATTGTTCTTTAAATAAAAGCCAATTTTGTCATTTGTGTTCAAAATCAAGTTAAATCTGGTGTCTGACAGAATTTCTATTGCTAATTGTGATTTTTCTTTAAAAGAAAAGGGTATTTCATTTAAATAAGTTAAACTTAAATGTAAATCATTTTTCTTTTGTTTTAGATTATCTTCACTGGTTAATGCACCTATTGAATAAGATGATCCATGCAAATAACACAAAGATATAATTCTTTCAATTGTTTTCTCTGTGCCTAAACCAGTTGGTAATGGTCCTAGGATCGTGTGCCTAAATTCTTTTGATCTCAAACTAGATATAAAATTATATAATCCAATGTCATCTTTAAAAAAAGGTGAGTTTTCATCATCCACAACTTTGAGATAATTCACATTCAAGAAGGGGTAAATACTCAGTAATTCATTAAATAGATTTCTTTTAGCTGTTAATGTGCCTTCTGTGCTTATTCCGAACCAATAATTTCTGAAAACGTCTATTGGGAGCACATTACTTTTATAAACCTTTGGAGTTTTAACTTCAATGAATCTGAAAGCTATTTGTAACTTTAGTTCTTTGTATACACCAATTTGAGACATGTCTTTTAGTTTTCTTAAAGCCACTTCATAAGAAGAAAATTCAGGAAACAAAAACTGTATTTCTTTTTCAGATAATTCATTTTTAATGTTGATATCTTGCATCAATCTTAGTAAACTTGTCTTGTTAGCTTGATCTAACATCAACTGATTGATGACCATTGGTCTTTTCTTCATTTTTGTTTCTTCATCATCTTGTTCATAAATAAAGATTTCACCCTTTTTGGGAATCACATCAATATAATTTTCATTTTTCAACAAAACAGTTATACATGGTTTCGAAAGTATATAAACACTAGATGCTAACATTTTACTTGTTGTTGAAACACCAAAACTGTCAACAGGAACTTTTAATGCCTTTGATATAATTCTGTACTTTATTACCCTCTCACTTGGATTGACATTGTATAATTCATTTATATTTAGTTTAACTTCTTCTAACAATTCAGGGCTCAATCCTATGTTTTCAAAATTTAATTTCTTTAGATAAGCATTACCAAATTTAATTTCAATTTTTACTGTTGGTTTGCCTAAATCATTCATTTCAAACAATCTGTTTTCATAAAACCATTTTAAACTTCTATTGAAATCTGAGTTACTTTTGATCATTAGCCATTCAGAGAAGTTTATTCCAAAAATTCCACAGATTTGTTCTGGTTCTAATACAAAAAAACCACATGCTATTGATGGTTTGTTCATAATGATAATTTTGTATCTATTAAAAAGATTTGAAGTATTCATTCCAAACCTACAATAATGAATTCTCATTTGACATTTTTGGCATATGGAAGCTAATAAGGTTGATCCTCCTGATTCAACTATTTGTTTTGTCATGTTTGAATTAATTCTCTGAGAATCACCAAGGTCACTAGTTGATTTCATGTCCACAGTTTGAAAGATATATTTAATCAATGGAACTATTAGACCATTCCCAACTCTGAAAACGGAGTTAAATTCACTTAACGGAGATCTATTATCACTAACTGTTTTTGGATCTGAAATTGCTACCCCAAATCTTTTATATGTCATTCGCTTTTGTGATGTTATCACTGTAAAGAATGACTTTATTATTGGCAATAGAGATCCGTGTTTAGTCTCATCAAAAAACTTGATTATGAAAGTCCAGTGTCTTGAGGCATCATCCGAAGAATTAAGATTTGTTTGGAAAAAGACATGATCAACAGGGAATGCACCTTTCTTCAAATTAAATAAGCATTCATCTAAGTAATTAGAACAGGCCACATTGAAGTTTGTTAAGGCACATGCATATAAAGAACTAGTGAAATGCATTATTCCTTGAACCATATTTGATCTGTTTTTTAAATAAGGCTCACCTTTGTTTACCAAGTTGTTGATGTTTGATTTCCCAAAATACTGATCTTTCATCAAATTTATGTATTTCATGTCAGTTTCTTCTGGCATTCTAATGTCCTTATGTTTCATGAATAAATTTATTACTTTTGCTGGCAGTAAAATTCTCTTCCTTGACCAATGGTTCAGTATTTTAATGACAATTCTGAAAAGATCATTTGGTAATAGGACAAACATCATGCACCCAAACATATTCATCACAAAACTTTGTGCCCACCTTGTAGCATCATCACTATCATTACTGACAATGCAAACATCTTTCTCACCTGTTAGAACTTTTGTCTTTAAGTAGTGAGTTTCTGCAACCTTGATCTTAATATTCTTAGTTAACATTTCTTGTGGTATATGCCTTCCAATAACTCTGCTTAAGGTCTCTAGCCAATGTATTATCAATCTAGTGTGTGCTTCTAATATTCCAATCTCACGAGTCCCTCCAATTTGATCTTTTTCATCTAATTGAACTATGGCACCTGTCTCATCCAATTTGTCAAAGAGTAAACTTAAACTGTCATAAGGGTTTTCTTTTATTAACCCTTTATTCAGCAATTCAGTCATAGTCACTATTGCTTTTTGTGTTTGTTTTTGATTTTTAATGACTACATTGCCTTTATTTATCCCTTTTGTTTCTATTTTTGTCTTATAGCCCCCTTTATCTATTTTCCCTGAAGATTTGAATGTTGCAAATTCATCTGTTGTTTTCCTAGACATTTCTAAACCAAATTGATTTTTGAGTTCTCCTATGAAATACCCACCATATTTTTCTTCTAATTTGTTTCTTGTCAACATACAACCAATCATTACTGCTCTTAAATCAAATTCATGGCTCTTTAACTTTCTGTTTTCTTCAATCTGTTCATGACCCATATAATTAAAGTCTGAAGAGTATAGTGATAATTCTTCTTCACAGATTTTTGCAAACAACTTAAAGCAATTTTGATTTTTGTCTCGATCTTCTTTGTTATGGATGTTACATGTGTAAAAAATGTGTAATGCTTGTCTGAATTCCCCTAAGACTATAGAGTTCCCTTCTTTATCTTCTATTAAACTGAATAAATTTTCAACTATATCTTTTGATTTGTTTGTGATGATGTCTTCAATTTCTGGATCTAACTCACCCAAATTTTCAACATTGTAATCAAATTTGAACTTAACAGGTGACCTTTTCCCTTGATAATATTTTGCTAATTTTAACCATTTTTTATAAATCCAAACTAATAATCTACTTTTAGGAGAAATGTCCAATTTTGATAGAATCTTGCATGGGTCAACAGGCCAGAAATCATTGTTCTTACAACACTCCATATAAAAATATCTTAACTGCTGTATGTTCGAGCTAGTTTGCTGTTTTGATTCAAGAAAACACAAGATTTGAAAGGCAGCATGTCTTTTAACCTTTGAATCTAAAAATGTTGGGTTTTTACCAAAGTCATCATGAAATATTTCAATGTTTGCACTTGTTATTGCAACAAATTTTTCTGCTGTCATAACCAAATGAGATAATCTGTGTCTATTTAAACTAAAAAATTCTGAACACAACCATTCCTCACCAATTTCTATCCAATCACTAGTTAGAGGAAATTTCTTTTTAAAATTCTTTTTTCGTATTATTACTGAAAAGAAAATGTGTGAGCTAACTTTAGTGCTCTTTGTAACAACATAAAGATCTAAACCTCTTATTTTCTTCAATTCGAATTCATTTCTTCTCATTGTGTGACTAAATGAAAGGTTAATTTCTTCCAATACTTTTGAGAAAATAGCTAGGGAGTTGCCAACCCAAGTCTTGTTTAGACTGTCAATAATTCTTTCTGACATTGGGAAATCAATTGTTTCATTTAGCATTGCCATTTTTATTAATTCTGAGTGATTCTTACTAAGCTCATCAAAATTCATATTGCTATCTGACATTAAATTTTCAAATTCATTGAAGTATTCATCAATGTCTTTTGTGTTAACATCTAATGTGAAATGTCTTTTACTTTCTTTGTAGTGCTCAATCACCTCATAATAATTTTTGTATGTTTTCCCCTGAACTCCTCTCTGAGCAAGGTATACCCCTTCTTGTTCGGACATTATAACATTGCATCTTCTAAAATTTCTTCTTTCATGTAAATCCTTTGGTCTTTCTGCCATTGGATTCATGGCTTTTTCATATGAATCTTCTTCTGATCTAAATTTGAAATCTCTCATGTGATCAAAATAAGATTCCATCAATTTTCTCATAAAAGAGGACATCAAGTTCAACCCTTTATCAATTGATTGGTAAAATGGGTATGCATTCTCGTTTTCATTTGCCATTAGGTTACTAGGGATAAAAATAGGCAATGATAAAACATTCTTTTTCAATGATTCTCTCTTCTTTTTTATTTCACCTGATATTTTCTCATTATTTATATTTCCATTGAATGTTTCAAAGTATTCCTCATATTTCTTAACATTCATTCTTTCTTTGGAATTTACAATTCCTTCTTTAATACATTCCAAGTACTTTGCTCTTATTAAATCAGGGTCATTTTCAATAAATCTAAGTTCTTCACTCCATTTTCTAATTAACTCTTCTGTTATTTCTAGCTTGTCTTCAGATGATTCATTCAAATTGATATTAATTTTTTTCCAATCTGTCCATAATCTCTCAATTCTGTTTAATTTATCCTTTTCAAATTCATTAAACCAACCTAAAGCTCCTGCTCTTGTCTTGACAACTTCTGCAAGAGGGAATAACTTAGATATTAATGTAGTTTCATCTAAGTCTAATTGAACAGGAGAAATATAACTATCACTACTAAACCCAATGACATTAATGAAAAAAACTTTTTCTGGGTTTTTCCATTGATTTAAACTTGAATTTAATTCAGTTAAATAATAACTAACCTTTTCTTTGTATTTTTTTGATAAATATTTAGGATCAATGCTTGAAGTTGTGAAAAATTCAAATAAATGAATAGCATTCTCTGTTTCAATAATCCAATCTGGTGTTAAAACACTACCCTCTACATAATTCCCTAAAGGTGTGTCAGTTCTAAAAAATTCTTTTGTAATTATCCCTGAACACAGTTCATGTCTAACTTTTTTAATGTCATTGAATGTCACAAAGAATCTTTTCACCTCTTGAGAAACAATGACTTCATCTTTTGTTCTTGTTTCAATCTCTACTGATAAATTAAAATTCTGGGTTTCTATTCCATCGGTTTCAAATTCTTTCAACTCTTTACTTTTTGCTAACCTTTCCTTTGATTTAGTTAAATTTATGTTCATTCGGATTGATTTTGTTTCATCTAGAGAGTAGAGATCTTCACTAGGGTTTGGTATAACAATTCTTTCTTTGCTGTTGTTATTTCTTTCAAGAAATTCTGAATACTTTTTCATTTCTTAATATAATTATTATATTTGTTGTCCC